GTTGAGTTCGCTGAAAAGTTGAAGAGAATGGGTGATAAAGAAGATTGGAAAGCAGCGAAAAAAATGGAACCAAAATTAAGAACATTCGTTCCTGTCATCGTAAGAGGTGAAGAGAATGAAGGTGTAAGATTTTGGGGATTCGGTAAAACTGTTTACCAAGAATTATTAGGATATATCGCAGACCCTGATTATGGTGATATTACTGACCCAACAAGTGGTAGAGATATTACTATCGAGTATACATCAGCAGATGACGCAGGAACTTCTTATCCTGTAACTACTGTTCGTGTAAAACCAAATCAGACTCCATTATCTGAAGATAGTTCAGTACAAACTAACTTTATGGAGAATCAAACTAATATTACTGACATCTATTCAGAATTATCTTATGATGAATTAAAATCAGTATTAGAAGGATGGTTAAATCCTACTGCTGAAGAAAGTACAGAGAGTGTTTCTCAACAAACACTTTCAACTCCATCAGCACCGAAAACTGAAGCAACTCCTGCAGTAGCAGCAGCACCTTCAAACTCGGTAAGTACTGAAACTAAAAAGAAAATGGATGATGTCGCATCGGCATTTGATGATTTATTCAACGGATAATAATAACAAGTTACAATTATGGCAAAAAAAGAAATGGATTTAGCTGCGGAATTGGCTTCCGAGCTAAACAAAACAAACAAAGACCAAAAGGTTGCCTTCTTCTTAGGAGAGGATGATGCACCCACAAATGTGGATGGATGGATATCAACTGGATGTGCTATGTTGGATGTTGCCATTTCGAATCGCCCTTATGGTGGACTTCCTGTTGGAAGAATTACCGAAGTCACTGGTTTAGAACAAAGTGGAAAATCATTAGTATCTGCTCACCTCCTTGCTGAAACACAAAAGCAAGGTGGTGTAGCAGTTCTTATTGATACTGAAACTGCGGTAAGTAGAGAATTTTTAGAAGCAATTGGTGTAGATGTAGGAAAACTACTTTATGTATCAGCTGATTCAGTAGAACAAATTTTCGAATTTACCGAAACAATCATTGAAAAGGTAAGAACCACACAAAAAGATAAGTTAGTAACAATCGTAGTAGATTCCGTTGCAGCAGCGTCAACAACAAACGAGTTGGCATCTGACTATAAGAAAGATGGATATGCAACTGACAAAGCTATTATTATCTCAAAAGCGATGAGAAAGATTACCAATCTAATTGGTAGGCAAAAAATTACCTTAGTATTCACTAATCAATTAAGACAAAAGATGAATGCTATGTTTGGTGACCCTTGGACTACTTCTGGAGGAAAAGCTCTTGCATTCCATGCATCGGTTAGACTTCGTTTGAAGAATATGGGACAAATCAAACAAAAGGTAAATGGTAAAGATAAAACCATTGGTATGAAAGTAAGATGTCAGGTTATCAAAAACCGAATGGGGCCACCTCTTCGAGCAGCTGATTTTGAAATATTCTTCGATAGAGGAATTGATAACTTCGGTTCTTGGTTAAGTGTAATGAAAGAAAATTCATTACTAAAGCAAGCAGGAGCTTGGTACACTTACATTGATACGGATACTGGAGAAGAAATAAAGTTCCAATCTAAGGATTTTATTGATTTGATGGAAGATAGAGAAGATGTTAAAGAACAAATCTATAAAAAGATTTGTGAAGCAACTATCTTACAATACAAATCAGATTCAAAGGATATCGAGGCACATCAGTTGGATACTGAAGGTGCTGAAGTAGTAGATTAAAATAAATAATAAGTTATGAGCAAATTAAAAGAAATGTTAAAAGCATCTGCGCAAGCAGATAAGGCAAAGGCACTCCTTACTTTGGAGTTGTTGGAAACGCATCCTGCAGGAATTGGAGACCACTCAACTGGTGATTTCTATGAGAACGCAGAATCAGCATTACAAATGTTGGTAGATGCAAATGATAGATTAGAAACCATTGAAGAATATTTTGGTGGTGAAGGTATCACTTATACAACAACAACTACATAATGAAAGGACTCTACAAAGATATCCTCAACGAAGTGAGTGAGGAACATAAGACTAATCATCTTCGAGAAAGGAATAGTAGGGTTTTGGTTATTGATGGACTAAACACCTTCATCCGAAGTTGGACAACCAACCCCACAATGAATGAGGATGGTGACCATACGGGTGGGGTGATTGGCTCCCTCAAATCTATTGGATACCAAATTAGAGAATTCAATCCAACCCGATGTATCGTAACTTTTGATGGACAAAATGGTTCTCAAAGTAGAAAAAAAATCCATGGAGGTTATAAAGCAGGTAGAGAAAAAAATAGATTCAGAGTAAATAGACAATATGGAGAAATGATGACCGAGGAACAAGAAAGGTTATCAATGAAACAACAATTTGTTTGGTTAAATGATATATTGGATTATCTACCAGTTCAAACTATGATTTATGATGGTATCGAAGCAGATGATACAATTGCATATCTGACTAAACACACTCAATATGATTTAGATGGTGAGGTTGTAATAGTTTCTACTGATAAAGATTTTCTTCAATTAGTTTCCGATAAAGTTAAAGTATTTTCACCAACTAAAAAGAAAATGTATGATAGACAAATGGTGTTTGATGAGTATGGTATTTGGCCACAAAACATTTTGTTATATAGAACTTTAGATGGAGATAAATCTGATAACATACCTGGTATAAAAGGTTGTGGATTAAAAACAGTTATTAAAAGGTTTCCAGAACTTCAAGAGGATAAACTTATCACTCACGATGAGTTCTTCTCTCTATGTGAAGAAAAACAAGGTAAAATCAAGTTATATGATGATATCTTAAAAGCAAAAGACCAACTTCTTATGAATAAGAGGTTAATGGAGTTGCATGAACCCCATATACCAACAAATCAGAAATTAAAAATCTTAGATAGATTCAATGAGAGTGATATTGAATTTAAGAAGTTAGATTTCCTTAGAGTAGGTCAGAAATATAAGGTACTCCAAAATTGGAGAGACATTAACGATTGGTTACATTCAACCTTTCATAATATTATTACAAAATAAATTAGGTTTATTCAAATATTTTTCTTATATTTGTAAATCAAATTAGGTTATAGATGCAGAACATAGATACTCTTTCTAAATACGGACAATCATTTCAAACAAAGGTTTTATCATCTTTGATTACTGATGTTCGTTTATTGGATACTCTTAGTGAGATTATACATCCAAAGTTTTTTGAAGCTGAGGCAAACAAATGGATAGCAGAAGAGATTGTTTCTTATTACGATGAGTTTAAGAAATCTCCAACGTTAGATGTTTTCAAATCAGAAGTTTCAAAGTTAGAAGATAGAGGGTTTCAGAAAAGTATAGTAGAACAACTAAAATCAATATTCACCAAAGTTGGTGATTCTGATTTAGATTATGTAAAGAAAGAGTTTTCTTCGTTTTGCATCAACCAAAACCTAAAACAAGCAATTGTTAGTTCAGTTGATTTACTAAAAGCTGGTAACTATGATAGAATCAAAGATTTAGTAGATAAAGCAATGAAGGTAGGAGTGGATTCAGATATGGGACACGATTACCTTTTAGATTTTGAAGAAAGAACTAATGAAGTTGATAGAAGTACAGTTCCAACTGGTTGGGATTGTATTAATGAACTTATGGATGGTGGTTTGGGACCTGGAGAATTAGGAGTAGCAGTAGCACCTTCTGGTGTTGGTAAAACTTGGGTACTATGTGCATTAGGAGCAGCAGCAGTTAAACAAGGATTAAATGTAGTACATTATTCGTTGGAATTATCAGAACATTATGTGGGACAGAGATACGATACTGTATTTACACAAATCCCATCAACTGATGTGAAGGAAAAGAAAGAAGTAGTATTAGAAAAAATCAATAGATTAAAAGGTAAACTTCTTATTAAGTATTTTCCACCCAAAGGTATATCTGCTAAGAAATTAGAATCCCATATTGAGAAGATGACAGCAGCAGGAAATAAACCTGATTTGATAATTATTGACTATGCTGATTTGTTATTATCTCACACTAATAAATCTGATTCAACTTATGGAGAACAAGGTGGAGTTTACATTGAGTTGAGAGGTATTAGTGGTGAATTGGGTATTCCTATTTGGACAGCATCCCAAACCAATCGTTCAGCAATTGATTCTGAAGTTATTGAAGCTGATAAAGTTGCAGATTCATATGCAAAAGTAATGAACGCAGATTTCATTATGAGTATCAGTAGGAAAGCAAAAGATAAATTAAACAATACTGCTAGGTTTCATATTATGAAAAATAGATTTGGACCTGATGGTATTACCTTCCCTTCTAAAATGGATACAAATACTGGATTCATTGAGGTGTATGATGGTAACTCTTCAGATGGAATCATCACACAAAAGGAATCTGCTAATGGAGAGCAGATGGAAAAAAAGTTACTCCATAAGAAATATGTAGAGAATTTTGGATAGTACTATCAAAATTGGTAAACTCTATAAAAAATATTTTCATAGTCAATTGAAAAGTTGATTAAAAAATATCAAAAACAAAAAAGTACTAAAAATCATATTGGAAACATATTTTTTTTCAATATATACAATAGTTATAAACACCGAACAACAGTCGAGTGTTCGGTTTTTTAATTTAATTAATTTATAAAAATAAAATTTATGGCAAATTCACAACAAATTTTCGAAGAAATCACAGAACTATTTTCTCAGTTTGAGGAAAATCACAACTCATCAACTAAAGCAAGTAAATCAAGAGCTAGAAAAGCGATTGGTGAAATCAAAAAGTTGGTGACTGATTATAGAAAAGCATCGGTAGAAGAAAATAAGTAGTTAGAATGGAAGTTCTTGAGTATCTAAAAAATCATGTAAAAACAGAAATAGCTCCATCACCTATACATGGGATTGGAACAATTGCACTAACCGATATTGAGGTTGGTGAGCCGGTTTTTATGTTATGGCCACATGAGAGTAGAGTTTATACGATTGAAAAAAATGAATTCTCAGAACTTCCAGACTATTCAAAAAAAATGATTCTTAAATCATATCTTAACAAACCAGAATACCCTGTTGTTTGGTTTAGATTATTTAAGGACTCTTACTTTAATTTAGCAAATCCTTTAGTTTATACTAATACTGCCGAAGAAAATGCAAACTTTGATTCGGTAAAAAGAATTGCTATTAAACCAATTAAAGCAGGAGAAGAAATATTAGGAAACTATAAACTAGAAGACACATTGTTATGACATTTGATGAATTGATTAATAACATCACCCAATGGGCTGATGATAAGGGAATACTTTTTCGAGAAAATGCACCTCAACAATCAATGAAGGTGATGGAAGAGTTAGGAGAAACAATGGGAGCAATCCTAAAAGGAAAAAAGACAGATGAAGTTATCGATGGTATCGGTGATGTATTTGTCACAGTTATTATTTTAAGTAAACAATTAGGGTTAGACCCAACCGAATGTTTGGAATCAGCATGGAATGAAATCAAAGATAGGAAAGGTAAAACAGTAGACGGTACATTTATTAGAGAAGATTAAAAATATGAGCAACTTTGTAGATACAACAGCAGAAAACGTAAGATTCGTAATTAAGAGAAATGGTGAAAAAGTTTCATTTGAATTAAGTAAAATGAAAAGTGCAATTACTAAAGCTATGGAAAGCATCGATAAGGTAGATGTGGAAATGGTTGAAAAGATTGCAAGAAGTAGTGAAATAACTATTTATAGAAATCCAAATCATATCCCTCATGTAGATGAGATTCACGATATAGTGGAAAACAAACTGATGGATAGTGGTTTGAATGATGTAGCAAAAGAATACATCATCTATCGTTCAAAAAATAAACCAGATATCTTTAAGAAAAGAGTAAATCTTAAACCTTACGAATATCCTCAGTTAGTAGAATACGTTGATGCTATTAGACACTCATATTGGGTTCATACTGAGTTCAACTTTACATCAGATGTTCAAGACTTCAAAGTTCACTTGAACGAAAAAGAAAGAACTGCAGTACAAAGAGCTATGTTAGCAATCTCACAAATTGAAATCGCTGTTAAATCATTTTGGGGAGATATCTACAAAAAAATGCCAAAACCTGAGATTGGAGCAGTTGGTGCAACTTTCGCTGAATCGGAAGTTAGACATGCTGATGCATATTCCAACCTAATTCAAGTATTAGGATTAAACTCAGAGTTTGAAAATCTTTTACAAGTACCAGGTATCAGAAAAAGAATTAAATATTTAGATAAAACAATGAGTGCTAGTAGTTCAATTGAAAACAAAGATTACTTTGAATCAGTTGTTCTATTTTCAATGTTTATCGAAAACGTATCGTTGTTCTCACAATTTTTAGTTATTATGTCTTTCAACAAATACAAAAATGTATTGAAAGGTACTAGTAATGCAGTTGAGGCAACATCAAAAGAAGAAAAGATTCATGCAGAATTTGGATTTG